CAGTTCCGAGGACACCGGAGTTGTCGGCGTTGACTAGGGCTTGGTAGCCAATGGCGACTGAGTTGGTGCGTTGAGTGGTTGAGGCGGGACCAGAATCAGAGCCAATCCAGGTGTTGTTTGACCCAGTAGTGTTGGCGTTAGCTGCCGTAGCAGTATAGCCAGCCCTAAAGCCAATCGAAGTATTGTTTGATCCAGTTGTGTTCTCTCTTAGAGCGTTATGCCCGATAGAGGAGTTCCAGCTCCCGCTTGAATTGAAGAGAAGATTAAACGTACCAAACGAAGAGTTCGACTGCCCCGAGGAATTAGACCCAAGACTGGTGTTGCCAAATGCTGAATTGTTTATACCAGAGGAGTTGGAAGCCAGGGCATCAACGCCAACGGCTGTGCTGTTCGTATTGCCAGCGCCAGCGCCTTTCCCGATCCTAACCTCCTGAAACGTACTCTGCCCCGCGCTGATCTTCCCATTCGCATTCGCTGCCCCATCCCCTACTTGAAGAACGCCAGCAGAAGCGCGAGAGAGGGAGAGGTCTGAGGCGGCTGAAGCATCATTGGTGATCGACCAATTGATAGGCACAAGAGACCCTAGTGACAGCTTGTTGTTATACGCAACAACCCTATATCCACCAAACGCAGATATTTGAGTAGCTAGATAATTGACAGATTCAATCGCCCCGCCAGTAACTCTAGACTGAACAGTTCCCGCCGAATCCTGCCACTCCTGCAAGTTCGTCGCGCTCTGCCCCGCGCCCGCCCGTACAACAACCTTCGTCGATCCCGTCGTCGCGGTTTGATCGTAAAACCGCGCCGTACCCGCGCTGCCGGAAGTAGCTACATCGAGTTTGAAGTTGGAGTCGGTGGTGGTGCCGATGAGGAGGTTGCCGGTATTGGCAATTCGCATCCTGATTGCACTATTTGTGGAATCAAATATTTGAAAATATTGAGAAGAAGTCCCGTTATCAAATACATCAACAGTCCAACCCCTAGCCGAAGAGGAGATTGGGGACATCTTTATGGTTGAGAAGCCGTCTAAAGATGACCGCTGAGAGACAACAAGAGACGAGAAAGAATCAACTACTGGAGACGTAGATCCAATAAGCGCAAGGCCAGATACATGAAGCCTAGATACCGGCGCATTCGTCCCAATCCCCAGCCGATCATTCGCCGCATCCCAGAACAGCGCCGTAGGATCCTGATTCAGAATGCCAGCAGCGGAGACGTAAGGAATCGCCCCCGCTGTAGTCAGATTCAAAGCGCCGCCAATGTACCCCCCGAGAGAGGCACCAGTCAGATCCCCTTGGATCGTTACATTTCCCATAATCCCTCCTTAGCCCATGTTCCCAGACTGGCAGACGTAGAACACCGTGGTGTTCGATCCGATAGTCTGATTAAGGCGAACGGCAGTGACAGGGGAAACAAGCATGACAGCACTGTTCCCAGTCTGATTCGTCGCGTCAGGGTGATCAATCCACGTCCCGGAAGAAGCAACGTAGTTCGCGGCCTGCACATTGTCCAGCGTGAACTGAATCGTGTAGGTGCATCCAGACCCACCCTTGGCCGCAAGCGTCACCTGGAAAGGGGGGTCGATAATCGTAGACAGAGCCACCGGATCGGTAGCGGCAACGCCTGTGACAGAAGTTTGAACGGGTCTCGCCATAATGCCTCCTTTATTAGAACGTCACACTGCCCATGCTGTAAACAGTGACGGCGGCAGTGCCCACATTGGTAAACGTCAGGAGGAAGTCCTTCTGCGCGTTCTGGGCAATCGTCATCGTACCGCTCAACGTGAGGCCGGTGTTCGTCGTCATCGTAATCGTCTCGGCAGCGTCACGACCAGCGCCGTTCGGATCGCGCAGGATGAAGCCAGTCTTCAACTGAGCAGGCGTGTAGGTAACGGCACCAGCGGTCGTAACCGTCTCGGGATTCATCTCGAAGAACGTCACGCTCGTGGTGTTGATAACCACGCCAGTGCCCTGCGCGGACAGGACAAGCGAGGCATTCGCCGCTTCATCAGGGTTGTAACCCTGGAAACCATTCTGGCTCCGTACCGGCCCAGAGAATGAACTTTTAGCCATCGTATTTCTCCTTCAAGGAAGATTATCTCATCAGTCTCTTGAACGTCTGCATAGCCAGTCTGAAGAGATGTTTGCTATGAAGAAGGGGAGATTTCTCCCCCCTTCTGTTTTGAACACAGAGTACTACTAGACCGAACCAGGGCTACCGAAGATGCCCAGCGGATCGCTCCAGCCGGTTGAATAGCGTTCGCGTCCCTTGTACCGCATGTTACCCGTCTCGAAGTCGCCTTCCGCCGAGGTCTTCAGCGTAACGCGCTCGAACATCTTCAGGCCGTTCGGCACATCCGTCTTCAGGAACCACGCGTTCGTGTCCGTCAGATAGTGGTTAACCGCATAGCCTTCCGGCACCGACGACAGGTTGTAGATCGCGTTGATGTCGTTGTCAGCGGTGTTGGTCCGCAGAACCGACTTCAACAGGCGCTCCGCAACGAACATCAAAGCCGGGGGAACGATGAGCTTCCGGGGCTTAGCAGCGATCAGCAGGCCACGTTCATCCGTCCACCCAGCGATCTGAATGATCGCAGCTTCCAGCGACGTTTCATTAAGATCCGTGCCGACCGTGGGGCGGTTGGAGTTCGTGCCACCCGTGATGAGCGGGTGATCCGTGGCGCACAGTCGCTTGCCGTCACCACCGAGGTAGCTGGCGCTGAACGCGTTGTTCAGAACATTCGCGCCCTTCACCTGCTTCGTGTTGGCAAACGCACGGGCCAGAGCCTTCGTGTACCGCTGGGCAACCGAGACATACAGGTTGTCTTCCATCGCCTCTTCGGTGATCGCAAAACCGAGAGCAATCGTCTCGTGCGTATACCGCGAGGTGTAAGCTTCCTGCGCGTTGTCGTAGGCAATGTTGCCGCCTTCCGACTTCACCGGAGCCGTACCGAAGCCAGAGAGCTTCACCTCCTCTTCAAACGCACGTTCCGAGCTAGAGATCTCGAAGATCTCCTTGTGCTCTTCACCGTACCGAGCGTACTCCAGACCGAACAAGGCGTTCAGGCCAGGGACAAGCTCTTTCAACATCTGTGAACGAGTAATCGCCATGATTTATCTCCTTTCCTTGTTCAGTTCTTACGCGCCCGTCGCGTTCTGGTAGGCGTGGACGCCCTGGTTCCAGATAACGAGACAGTCGGTATAGGCATCACCCGGCTGAGAGTAGACCGAATCCACAAAGCCGATGATCTTGACAGCGAACGTGTTCGTGCTGGCGACAGCCGAACCATCCAGAGCCGTGGTCGAGTTCCCGCTGACGGTGGAGCCAGAGGTCACATTCACCAGCGGCGCGTTCAGGCCGAGGGCAGTCGTAGCAACGGCTTCGTCAGCCTGCACCTTGAAGACAACCCGGGGGTCATCAACAACGTAGACGACGATCTTCGTCAGGCCAGCATTCGTCGCACCAGCCGGGAGGTACTGGGCCCAGGTCGGACGGCCAGTCGTGTCGACGTAGTCGCAGCCGACAAAGATGCCGACCGGGGTGTTCGTGTTGCGGGTGGTGGTGGGCGTGGCACCGATAACGGTGATCACACCAGAGTTCAGACTTACGGCAGATCCGAAGTAGATGGCGTTGGTGTTGTTCGCACCAATCGGGAACTTCCGAGCGGCAGCGCGGAGAGCGCCACCAGCCAGTTCGTACGGGATCAGGCCATAGGGAGTAGCAGTAGCAGCCATGTTCTTCCTCTAATTTCCTGTTCCGAAGGTGACCTTCGAGCTACTCTCCTTGAAGAGCGGCATACGAGGATCATTTTCCTTCATGAGATTATTGTTGACCGCATCGGTCTGACGGCGAGTGATGTCCTCGTAATAACGATTCCTTTGCTCCGCCATCGTCCGAGAGGTTTTACAGAGAATGAGACCGCCAACCTCGATCATGCCAGACTTCGATTCGTTCATCACGATCTCAGCCATGATCTCCGGGTGATCCTCCGCTCTCGCAACAGTCCATCCTTCACGAAGACGCATGGACACATTGGAGGGGTCAGCTTCACCACGGATTGATTTGCGAACCCACCGGAATACCCAGTCAGAACTGGGGGCAGGTTCGGGCAAAAGCGAGGGGGGCTTCCAGGTTTCTACGCGGGATTCAGCTTCCCGGGTTTCCATCTCACGGTTCGGCTTCATGTTATTCCATCTCCTTTTGCTGCTTCAGTAGTTCTTTGGCGTACTGCTGGGGTGTGATCCCCAGGCGCTTGGCGACGGCAAGGGCCGATTCCGTAAGCTGTACCTTGGTGCGGGTTTGGCCGGTAGGCGTCCGAGACGAACTAACGACGACACCGTTTTTGGGCTTGGGTGCTGGGGTAGCAGGTTTTTCCTGCGTCCCAGGAATGTTGTTCTTGAATTGATTCACGGCAGAATCGATGGCTTGGTAGTACTGATCGGACTCCGTATCAACTCCAGCGTTGACCAACTTGTTGTGGATGTCGATAGCGTAACCTGTGAGCGCCATGTCCTGACCGAACCACGGATTGCGTTCCTTCCACAACACAGCCTTAGCGGACACCTGAGGAGCCTGAGGTTGCGGTGCAGGCTGGGGAGTGTACTGAGGCTGTGGTGTTTCCTGTGGCTGTAGATAGCTTACACTGGCCCCAGTCGGCGGGGTGTACGATTCCAGGACTCGCTTTTCATTAGCAAGCACTGCAATGGCTTCCTGCGCCGCAGCCATCTTGTCCGTATCGCCAGACTCATACGCCTCTTTCAACTGGCGCTTGGCGGCTTCAAGCTCAGAACCCTTCTGCTTAACAGAGGTCTGCACAAGCGCACGCTGACTGGCTTCGTTCTGCTGACGGAACTGCTCCAACTGCTGCTGAAGGACGGCGGCATAGTTCAGCGCCTCAGCCTTCTCCCGCTCCGACCGCTCTTTCTGTCGGCGCTCCTCGTGGAACTCGTACTTCAGACGCTTGATGCGCTTCTGCACGTTCTCCGAGTAGTTCTTCAGTTCGTCTTCTTCGCCCTGCGGTTCCGGCTCTTTGGTTTCCGTGCGCGGAGGACGGCGATCTTCCTCAGGAGTGTCGTCAACGACTTCGATGTCGAACTCGTCTTCCACTTCCTGCGTCTTCTGCTCCTCTTTTTCCTCAGGCTGAGGGAGGATGAGTTCAGATTCCATGTATTCTTCCGGCATTAGACCCTCTCAACCTTCTGCGGATCAGGAACAACCGCTTCCGGCGTGTCGTCATTGATGAGCCGGTACTCTTCGCCGTCAATCTTAATGCGCGTACCCGAGTAGCTACGCAGAATGACGTAATCTCCCTTGGCGCACCACGGGCCACTAGGGAATCTGGTCTGATCTCGGTAGGCATCAGGCCCAACCTCAAGCACCTGAGCAATTAAGGACGCCGTATTCTCGTCCTGCTTCGTCTGGTCGGGCAGATAGAGCCCACTTTTCGTCTTTTCTTCGATGACCTTGTACATTTTGACAAGGATCTTGTATCCAATCGGAGTTGGAAGTGCGTTCATGAGTTTCCTTTGCGCGTAAACAGCGTCTGCGTCAGTCTTCTTCTTGTTGGTGAACAAACTTGTCCCAGATTTCCTGGAACTCTTGCTTCGCCTGCTGCAATCCGGCGAGTTTTCCGACCATCATCTTGTATTCTGTGTGGTCTGCGCACGAGCCAGAGACTAGATAAGCGGCGCTAGTCTCCGAAAGCTCGTCGATTCTCTTAGAGAACTTGTCTTTGAGGTTAAGCATTCGATCCCATGGAGTCCATGCGCGCCAGGATCTCCGCTATCTTCGCCTTCGCCATGTCGTTTTCAGTCTGAAGACGCTGCATGTCGGCGGAAATACGGGCATCAGACTCCTTGCGCTCTGTCTGGAGGCGCTGAATCTCGATCTGGAGGCGCTGATTCTCCAAAGCCAACTCGCTTTGAGCCTGTTGCTGGCGCTGAACAGCGGCCTGCTGAGTGGCCTGCGCCTGAGATTGGATCCGAGCGGACTCAACCTGAGCCTTCGTCTGGTTCTTGACGATCTCCAACTGAGCTTTCTGCTGCGCTTCCTGCGCCTTCTGCTGCAACTCAGCCTGCTTGATCTGCAATTCAGCCTGCTGCAACTGCACAACAGGGTCCTGAGCCTGCTGCTGGAACTGCTGCTGCTGGGCGTCAGCCTGCGCCTGCTGAAGAAGCATCTGCGAAGCGTCCGCAATCGCCTTAGAAAGGTGCGATTCCACATCCCCAGGCATCGGTTCCCCGGGTGCCGGAAGCGGGATACCCAGCTTCTGCTCGATCTGAGAGCGGTAAGCAAAGCCGACATGCTCCGCAATGTGCGCCATGAAAGCGCCGAAGATCGCGTTTGCCTGAGGATTCTGTCCCAACTGCTGCTGAACCGAAGGGTTCTGGACATACGCCATGTGGGCCTTGATGTGCGACTCGTGATCCTGGACCTGATAAGCCTTCGCAGGCTTCATGTTCGTCAGGTTCATGTTCTCCGAGATCGGGTCCAACAGCGGGGCGTCAGTCTGCTCTGGGATGATCTTCTTCACATCCTTGACGCCGAGGACTTCCAGCATCTTCCGATGCAACTCAGGCAGGTCGTAGAACTGCGGCGCTTGGGCAGCGAGTTGGATTGCAGCTTGGTACTGCATCACCCGCTGCGACATCGTGGCCGCATTTGGATCGGAGACAGGGATCACATCGATGCGATTATCGAAGTCAGCCTTCTTGCTGCCCTGGATCTCTCCGAAGTCAATCTTGTAGCGTTCGGATCCACTGTCGCGGATCACACGAACAAGGATAGAGAACTCGTCCTGGAGCGAAGCGTGGAGACGGGCTTGAATAGCCGACATCACCTTCAGCGCCCGTTCCATAAGGGCGAGGGTTGTCCCTACAGGCGCTTGCCCG